ACCTCCTGACTTGCTAATCCCGTCGATCCTTGAGGGATGATTGCATTACATACAGATATAGCACAGGCTATATTATAAAGCATCAACTATCTACGAAAAACAATAACTTGCAGTGCTATCAATAAGTTACGTTAGTTAATATCTGTGAGTATTCGGCAGTATTTCTAAGCTGTCGCGACATTTTTGCGACATTTTAGGGGGTTAAGTCGCACAGCATCTTCAAGGTGGCTTGGGGCGAAGTGGGCATAACGCATTGTCATGGTTATGTCAGCGTGGCCGAGAATTTTTTGCAAAACCAGAATGTTTCCGCCGTTCATCATAAAGTGGCTGGCAAATGTATGGCGCAGTACATGGGTAAGCTGGCCGGAGGGGAGTTCAATGCCTGCGCGTTCCAGAGCAGAGCGGAAAGCGTTGTAGCAGGGCTTGGGGAACAGAGCGCCTTTTGTTTCAGGTAATTCGGACAGAAGTTCATCATCAAGGGGAATTGTTCTGTTGCGCTTCCCTTTGGTTTTGACGAACGTGACTTTACCCCCGGCGATCTGGGAGCTTTTCAGCGTTGCCGCCTCATTCCACCTTGCGCCGGTAGCAAGGCAGATTTTGACAACTAATTCTAGGTACTTAACTTTGCTTCGTTTGCATTCCAGTAAAAGCCGATCAATTTCTTCGGTAGTGAGGAAAGCCATTTCTGTTTCATCAGTACGATACTGTCTGACGTTTTCCAGTGGGTTGGGTGCTGACCATTCACCAATCCGTTTCAGTTCATTGAACATCGCTAGAAAGTAAGCATGTTCAAGGTTCATAGTTTTCGGGGAAACCTTAGATACTCTGTTGGTGCGGGCATAATGCCCATCCAGCCTTTTAGCGCGGTAGGCTGTGAACAACTGGGCATTAAATTCTGTGGCCAGCGGGAATCCCATGCATTCCGCCGCCCAGGTCATAGCATCTTTACGCTTTTCGCCATTGCTCAAAGCTACGCCGTGGCGTTCATACCACATTGTTATCAGATCTATTAAGGTTCGCTTGTCCTTCCCTTCACCCAGCCACGGAGCTGCGTCTACTTTCTGAAGCGTATGGTTTTCGAATGCCAGGGCTTCCCCTTTCGTGGCAAATTTTTTACGTATACGCTTCCCGTTCTTGCCATTACTGCGGTTGACGGTGTAGAAGTCGGCGATCCATTCGCCTGTAGGAAGTTTACGAACGCTCATTTTATTTTATCGTCAGAACAACGCGGCCTATGATTTTTATGTCGTCAATTCCGCAATCAAATGCCATACCAACACCGCTAACTCTGACTTTTCGTACCGGAATCCGTGTAAGAGTGCGGACGCTTGTTTTTCCTTCAACTTCAACCAACCAATCATCGTCATAAACTTCAGAATAAGACTGGTCAACAATGTACTGAACAAGGCCATCCAGAACACAAAGCGGTTGTTGCGGTAAGGGCTTGCCAGGCAGGAAGATGACTTTATCAAGCATAAGTGTGCCAGCGTCATAGAGTTGGCCATCAACAATCTTGCTGCGCGGTATTTTGAGTATGTCTAATTCATCATCATTAAATTTACGTCCCTGTCCTGTCGCCAGCCACTCCAGATTAGCGCCTGTTTCGGCTACGCATTTCACGACAATATCTGCCGGGAAAACTCCACGCTTGTAGCGTGAAGAAAGAGAACTGGCTGCCATGTCCAGATGTTCCGCGAGCTGTAACTTCTGCGTAAATCCGTAAGCCTCGATCACCCTGTCAAGAATCGGTGTGCTATCTACGTTTAGGTCGATTTTAAATGTGCTCATAGCGAATCCATAAGTCTCGATTCGAGAAATTGCCATTGACACTTCTCGAAACGCGAATTAATCTGGCTCCATATTTCGAATGTTGCCTTATATAACCCTGTATTGCCGTACAGGTTAACTTGTGGAGTTTGCCTTATGCGTCCGAACATTACAATCATCATCCCAGAACCATACCTGCCTTTAGACGAGTATTGCCGGCGTACTGGCACCAACAAAGAAACCGCCAGGAACCTGATCGAATACGGAAAATTACCGATTAAGCCGAAAGGTAAGCAGAAGAAAGGCCTGGTCGAAGTCAACATGGCCGCGCTCACTATTCAGGCTTTAAGTGAATGTGACATTTCGCTTAACGCGTAATCCATCCTACGGATTAGGGAGAGGCAAACAATGTTTGATTACCAGACCTCTAAACATGCGCACTTTGATGCGGCTTGCCGAGCATTTGCAACTGAGCACAATCTTGAAGATGTGGCCGCTGCTGTTGGTATGAGGCCACAGATCCTGCGCAACAAACTGAACCCAGCGCAACCGCACCGCCTAACCTGTGATGAGCTTTTGGCTATCACGGATTACACCGAAGATGCACGTTTACTTGATGGGATGTTAGGTCAGATTAACTGCCTTCCATCCGTGCCGGTGAACAATGCCACTGAAGCCAACATGCAACTGTGTGCGCTTAGCGCCACTGCGTGTGTGGGAGCGATTGCTGGGGAAGCCGTATCAACTGGCCATATGACCGCCGCCCGCCGTACTCAAATTTTGGATCGCGCCCGCGATGCAATCCGTAGCTTATCCGTGCTGGCTTATACCGTTGAAAGCCGTATTCACTCTGCGCCGGTTCTGGCTGCTGCGGTGGATCTGGTCACAACCAACGCCACCGGCCTGATGTGAGGGAACACTATGAAAGCGTTTGTCACTTAGGCGTTGACGGTAATGACTATTCCCTGGTTGAAACAGACAGCTGTGCCGCGTTGCGCTGGGATCTGCTTTCTGTCTGGGCAAACGCCGGTAAGGACGAAAACGAGTTTTACAACCTGGTACAGGCATTCACCACGCAGGCTTTTGCGCTGGATATGTTGCGCATTGGTTTTAACGGTAAAAGTCGTGCGAAAACCACTGCTCCGGAAACTAACCCGAACGGCGAGGATGTGAACGTTGGCTGGCATGAGCGTATGAAAACGCTGCTGGGCGGCAATCAGATTATGACTGATGCCGTGGTGCTTGATGAGGCCGGGGATTACAAATCACTGGATGCAATGGCGTCCGATCTGATTAACGCCAAAATCCCGGCACAGTTCCGCAATGACCCGCGTCTGGTTGTTCTGGTTGGTGCCGATCTGGTCGCAGCTGAACAATACCGACTGTATCAGGCAGCAGACCGTCCGACTGAAAAAATCGCGGCGCAGATGCTGGGAAGCACCATTGCTGGCCGTCCAGCTATTATCCCGCCGTTTATGCCGGGTAAACGCATGGTGGTTACGCCGCTTTCTAACCTGCACATCTACACCCAGCGCAATACCCGTATGCGTAAGGCGGAGTTTGTTGAAGATCGTAAGCAGTTCGAAAACAAATACCTGCGCAATGAAGGTTACGCGGTGGAAGTGCCAGAGCTGTATGCGGCTATTGATGAATCCGCTGTGACAATCGGCAAAGTCTCCGAACCGGTGGAGGGTTGATAAATGGCACTTTCCCCCGCGCAGCGTCACAGCCAGCGTATTGCGATGGAACAAAAGCTGAAGCGCAGCCAGGCACTGGAAACCACGGAAAGTATGCACCTGCTGGTCAGGGCGCTGGAAACGGATGTGGAATATATTCGAAGTCTGCCTACCATCGCCGATCGCGTCGAGTACAAACGCAATGTGCTGTTGCCGCGCTGGGTTCCCACTGTGGAAGCCTATCTGGAGAGTGGCCAGGAGTATGCAAATCCGGTTTTTGCCTGGTGTGTTATCTGGCTGTTTGACGTGGGCGATCTGGATAAGGCGCTGGACTGGGCTGACATTGCTATCAGCCAGCAGCAGGCAACCCCGGATCGGTTACGCAGCAATTTTCCCACTTTCGTGGCGGATACGATGCTGGCATGGGCGCAGGAAACCGCAGGGCGCGGGGAAAGTGTGGAGCCTTATTTCACCCGCACGTTTGAGCGGGTGGCAAACACTTGGCGACTGCATGAGCAGGTGACGGCCAAATGGTTCAAGTTTGCCGGTCAGGAGTTGCTACGCAATGACGATGGCCAGAAAACGGCGGCGGGCGTGGATGATATTGAAACGCTGGAAAAAGCCGATCAGCTGCTGGCTATTGCAGAAAAACACTACTCAAAAATTGGCGTCAGAACGGCGCGGCAGACAATTGCCGCCCGTATCCGAAAACTGACGCAAGGGTAAAGACTACCGCAAGCCAGGCGGACGCGGTGGAGGGCAGGACACCTTGTGTGTAACTGCGCCGTGGAAACCGGCCAGTCCGCCTTTTTCGGGGGATTTATGTTTAGCGGAAAGCCGCTGGATTATCAGGATGAACCGCTGACCAATAACGGATTCTGGCCAGACCTGAATCTGAAGGATTTTCAGGTGCAGCGGTCACTACCGCCAGATATTGACGCTGACACCATCAGCCAGGCGCTACTTGCAGCGGTGGCGGAGGTGAATGCGGAACTGGAAAACGTGGAGTCCAGTTGGATAGCGAAAGGCCACACGCTGGCGGCAGAGGTACCAGGTGTAAAAATGGGCGGACTTAACAGCCTGTGCGCCCAGTATATGAAGGCCGTTTTTGCCAGGGCAAAAGCGGATCTGCTGGGGGAGTTCGCCACTATCGGGCGGCGCGATACTCATCCGGGACAGGAAAGTATGGAAACCCGGACAATCAGACGCCTGTTTACTCAGCGGTGCCGCTGCCGGTGCCAATGGCCGGGAATGATTCAGGTATGTTTCAGTTTCCGCCAGAAGGGACGCTGGTTGAGGTTGCATTCACGGGAGGCAGACCGGATAAACCCTTTATCAGGCAGACGCTGCCAGATGGTACCAGTCTGCCGGACGTTAAACCCGGTGAGCAATTGCAGCAGCAGCGGGAAGAAGTATTCCAGAGGGTGACTCAGGCTGGAGACTGGGTAAGGCAGACCGATCAGGCCATCAGTGAAACATCGATGGTGCGAACGGTAAAAGCCGATACGGAACAGCGCGAACTGGTCAGCCGTGAAACCACGGTGAAGGCCACGGATAAAACCACGGTACTGGGAACCGCCACTCTGCTGGCCGGAGCCATCCAGCAGGTAAGCGCCGGTGATTATAGCCAGGCGGTGAAAGGCAACAGGCTGGCCAGTATTGAAGGGAATGATGAAACTGAGATAACCGGGAAACAGTCCACTAAGGTGGCGGGAGCCGTAGATGTTGATGTGGGGGGAACCCTGACTGAAAAGATTGCTGCATTACGCAAATCGGTGGCATCGGGCGGTCAGCAGATTATGGGGCCAACCGTCCATATCGGCAGTGAGAGTGTAAACACGCTGACCATGATGTTGGACACTATTGATTTACTGGCAGAGTTGGCGCAGCAATGTGCGAGCCATTCGCACCCCAGTGTAGGTACGCCAACCAATGCCGGAGCATTTACCCAGACAGCAGAGAAGGCAGGACAGACCCGAAGTAAGTACCAGAAAATCATCGCCTGACCATCCCATCAGCCCGTGCATAATGCGGGATTTTTGATACCTGTTTAACCGCGATACCTAGGAGTAGCGGAATTGATTGCACAACAGATACCTTTTAGGGTGAGTGAATATTGAGCACTTCAATATGGCGTGTTGGGATATGGTAAAATATGTTTTTCATAAAAAAAGGAAAACACTATGGTAACCTGTTCCATCAATCCATACCATGACATTGCAGATGAAAGCAAACGTGACGCCATTGTCAAAATATTGACTTTGCTCAGTGAAGAAGCACAGCCTGAATTTGCACTAATTAAACATTCTGGTGCTGGTAGTCGCTCAGAACAAATACTAGGCGAATTGCGTATGTTCGGGTTGATTCAACCCAGCGTAAGGGATGGCTTTTTTGCACTCACTGATAGAGGTGCGTACGCACTTAACGAAATGAAATAACTCTCCTTAGTACCCGCCTAGTGCGGGTTTTTTTATATCTGCATTCTCACGCAAACAGAAGCACTCTAAGCACTTTTTTCTCTGACTGCCATCCCGTAACACCATAAAAGGATCTGTGCTATCACGTTGTGCTGACGGCACTACGCACTGACAAAATTAAACTTTCGCAGACCAAAACGGCGCTACACCGCACCCGCCTGCGGTTTCTGGATCTGGAAATTTTTTCAGTTTTATTTTTCTACAAACCAGAGCGCCAGACCGCACCATTACTGGCGGCTTTGCGGAGAACAGAAACTGAAATGATTGAAAGAAATTTCATTTTTTTTCAGTAAAAAGGATCTGTGAGGGATCGGCGTAAAATTACAACTCACAGAAAATAAAAGAAAAATTAAATTTTAGGCGGTGTTTGTGGATCGTTAGTAAGGGGGGTATTCTGTAAAAAAAAACCGCGACATCAGATGTGGCGCGGGATGGATAGAAATTTTTTCTTATAGAACAACTGAAAAAAATTACTTCAAACTGAGTTTAAAATTTTTGAATTTACCATACAGGGTATCGCGTACAGAAAAGGAAGGAACCCAACTGAACCCTGTTCGCCATGGGCGAGGACTACCGTGAAAACATACAACTGAAACATCATCAGGAACTTTGCCAGTAGCATAATCTGATGCCAAGTCAGGGTTGTAACCTATCATTTTGCGTGTGGCTATATGGCATTTGTAACTAACAACAGAGCCGGGAATTATATCTTGCCACAATACAGGTTTCATGACGCTGCCCAGAAATCCCTGATCACCCCATTTATCTTCTGTTTGGCATTCATGCATATTTTTTTCGGGGTCAGTCCAGAACGCATCCCAAACATATTGTTTGATAGACGCAGGAATGAACATAATGGATGAGTTAACCCTGGAAGGGTGGTTAAACTCACGCAGCATAGTGAACTCTTTCGCCGCATCAAAGATTTTGATATCACCAGTTATGACAACATCAACGTCAAAATAAAGCAGATCCTTATCACCTATTACCGGATGGTTTGGATTAAAAAGCTCAATCTTAGACCACCAACCTGGAAGGTTATGCATTAACGGTGCGGTTTCAACACCAGGGATACTTCCAGCATCAGTTAAGCAAATTGAAGGTATGCCTTTAAATTGGCTATGCAGCCATTGTGCGTGTTTGGGGGTAAATTCTTTACCGCATTTGAGAACAGATACAATCAGCATATGAAAATCTCATTCTTAGAATAAGGTGTGTATGAAGAGTCTTTTGATTTTGTTATAGGAATATTAAATATGGTTATTGTAAAGAAATTAGGATCACAAACAATGGCTTTGTCGCAGGATTGGGTCGAATCCCTCGTATAGGGTATCTACATACAAGCTTTGTAGCTTCAAAATTCCGTCTGCGACATTTTTGCGACATCAAGATATTTTTAATTGCTTTAATCCCTTTGTTTATGCGTCTTTTGTGTGATAACGAAAGCTATATTATATAGCTATTGCTAAAACGTTAATTTTTTGTACCTTCGCAACTCTGGTTTACAATGTGCGCACGAAAT